AGTTCTCGGTCCAGATATGAATCTGTTGGTTTTAATTTAACCCAAAAAGCCATCGGCGTTAAACCGCTATCGTTTGCTACATAATTTAAGATACCAACAACTCGTCTACCATCGATTGGTAGAGTGAAAGTTGCACTCATCATCCTGTTAGGAATCTCTTTTCTCACACCTTTATTATCCTTAATTAAACTCATTTTTATGTGCCTCGATAAATTGATACAAAGAGATGTTTACCTCTTTGACCTGTTGTATCTCTACCCACATCGTTTCAATAACAGTGTACATATTATACATCGTTACAATAGATGCAATCATTAATGCCACCCCCACAGCTAAAATTACCCACACCAACAAATCGCTAGTGGACCATTCTACTTTGATCTTCAAGTCTTTCATATGCCTTAGCTTTTCTTTTCTCAAATAATTCAAGTATTTTATTCTCCCAAATGCGTATCATTTGTGGATCTTTTGTTCTTTTCATAGCAATTAATATATTATTAATGCGTCTATCAAATAAACCTACCATCCGTATTCATCTTCTGGGTTCATATACTTTCTCCTGATTTCATCCATCGTGGCTCAATACCACCCTCGATATTCATTCTGCATCGCTCAGCAGGTAACCATACCCAACCCTCACAGTCACATTGTGGGCAGTTGACTTCTGGTGAGCAACCTGCTTGCATGCGTATAAAACCATTGCCCATACAACGTGGGCAAATAGCTTTAACTTCGTGATTTCCCGTTAGATCTACCATTTCTCTTTTTTATCTCTTTTTCTAGTAAAAACTCTATTACTTTTTGTACGCTCACAGGCACTTCAAATCTTTTTTGTGCTAAAGCAGTCAGTTTAGAATGCGTGTCCATTGACACAGAAACTGATTTAAATTTACTTATATCCGGCATTTTTGTCTCCTTATTATATTATTATATGGGATTATATAGAGCAAATATTATATTTGACAATAGTTTATTTTAATTTATTTTATAGGTATCCACATCTTTTGGCGTCCAGGTGTTTTCCCTTAATTTTTCCACTTGGACGTCATTTCTTTATAATCCAGGGTTCTTCTAGGAAATTAAACACAACTTTACCATTGACGTATTGTGTATGTTTAGTTTTGCAGGTTAGGCACTTGTACACACGGCCTGGCTCTTCTTTTGCCCTAATGAAAGGAACATATTCGGTACATCTATCACATATACCCAATATAATCTCAATATCGTAATCATTACGATCCAACTAATCCTCCCGCAGAAAAACGTTTACGACCCATAATCTCTCTTATCCACTCATCCTCAAAGTTTTGTAGATTTTCTTTTAAATAATTATCTTTCCATTTTATTAAAGACAATTGGCTAAGTCGATAGTCATGATTTCCTGATTTATGATTTAAAACCCACTCCGGTCTTTTTGTTTGAAAGTATTGTGGAAACAAAGCATATCCAATCATAGTGTGTATGCTACAATTTATTTGCATCCCTATATCGGTCCAATGTTCTGGTCTGTTGTCTGTCTTTCCTGCAGGTATTAATCTTCTTTTTATTTTATCTTCCATTCCTAATTCTTTTAATCTTTCTGTCGTAATTTGAAACCTACATTCAGGATAACCACTTTTTCTTTTGCTAAGTTTTACAGGAACTCTTTTGTCTCCTTTTTTACTTTTTACTTTTCTTGAGATCCATGGAAAGCATTTAGTGCCATATTCTTCTGGGTTATTTTCAAAGGGTGGTAACATTCTATAACCTTCTTGGTTTGGTCCTTTGCCTTTTAAAAAATATGCACCACTCATGTGTATATGAAATTTGTCTTTTTCTATCATCCAAAACTGAGCATCACATTCAGCGCCATTACCATGTCTTCTGGTAACAGGTATCTGACTAATATCTACAACAACATCAGAAAATTTTTCATGTAAGTTGTCAACAGGTATAAGAGGTATCATTTTATATCCCCCCAACTGTCGCCTTTTTCGTAGTCGACTTTGTTCGGGACTTGTAACTCAACCGCTTCCTCCATAACTCTAATAATTTTCTCTGAGTCCTGTACGCTTGCCACTGATATATCAAGCTCATCATGAATTTGTACATGAGGTATTATTCCTTCCTGGTACAGCGCCAACATAGATTGTTTAGTCATGTCTGCAGCTGATCCTTGTATTAGTTTGTTTAATGCTTTGTATGTAAAAGCTCGTTTAATCCCTGGTCCATGCTCCCTGAGTGCGTCTGCATGTTTCAATGGTTTCTTAATACCAAAACCGTGTGGCTCCCACATATCAAAGTGACATAGTCTTCCCCCAATCGTTCTGATCTTACCGCTGTCATCGGCTCTGCGTGATACAGCCTCCGATAACATTTTTACAAAAGGCGCTCGCTGGTGATATGTCTTTAATAGTTTCTCAGCTGCGTCTTTCATAAGTCCTAGTTCTGCCATAAGTTTATTCTTACCCATGCCATACATAATTCCTAAATTAATTGTCTTTGCTTGTTTACGATCAATGCCGGCCATGTCAGCTATCATCTGATGAAAGTCTGCGCTCCCATCGTTGTATGCATCGACAATAGTTCCTGTGCCTTCCAATCGCATCAGTGATGCAAAGTGCACTAATATTCTTGGCTCCTGCTGGCTGTAATCAAAACAACCCCAAGTGTGTCCTTCTTCTGGTATAAATAAACTTCTAATCAACGGTCCAAGATGCTTGTGTCGTGCTGGTATCTGCTGGAGGTTTGGATTATTGTAACTGAACCTGCCGGTAACTGTACCACCCTGGTCAGATCGTATTTGATTTATTTCTGCGTGTATGCGGCCGTTATGTTCGTGCTTTAGTATTGTATCAATAAATGTTGTGTTGGCTTTATTTATCTCTCTTGCTTCGTTAATAAGTTTTGGTAGCTCAGCTGGATGTGTGGCAAGAAAGTTTTTTGTAAAGCTTGGTGCACCTTTCTCTGTCCTGTCGTATGGTAGTTTTTCTTTGTCAAATGCTTTAGCAATAGAAGCTGCAGCCCATATCTCTACATCAAAACCGGCTAACTTATTTATATCTCTCATTAAATTTTTTTCTGTTTCTTGTAGTTCTGCCTTGACTGACATAGCTTTTTGAGCGTCAACACGCACACCTTTAAATTTCATATCGACTAAACATGGAAACAAATTAGTCTCTAAATTAAATACGTCCCACAGATCTTGTTTTGATATTTCATGCTGTAGTGCATGCCACAGCTTCAATGTCATCTCTGCGTCTTTCTCTGCATACTCACCTACAAATGGTGCTGGTAATCTCCACATCTCTGCTTTTGCATTGACACCAAAATCTTTGGCAGCATCTTGTAAAAGTTTTTCATTCTTACGCATGCCAATATAATCTTTACCAATAGAGTCTAGTGTGTAACTGAATCTATTTTCGTCAATCAAACTTGCAGCAATCATTGTATCAATGATGCCACCATTTATTTGAAACCCAAGTGAACGTATCCAGGATACATCATACATGGCATTGTGAAATATTTTTGTAGCGGTGTTATTTAACATTTCCTCAAACCAATCAAGAACTAATTCTCGGTCCATGTTCCCACCACCTTCGTGCGCGATAGGAAAATAGCCGGACCATCCTTCGACCGCAACGGCAATGCCGACTATCTCCCCGTCTTTTCTCACCGCACCTGACCCCATAGACATCAGGTTTGGATCTCGTGTTTCTAAGTCAACAGCTATCTCGCTGTGACTAGATAAATCTGGTAAATGATCTGGTGGCACCCATTCTGTTTCGGGTGTGAATAGTGGCTGTTGTAAAGTTCTCACTTATACTCTTCCTTAAGTTTGTTTATAAACCAAATAGCTTTGTCTAGATCTTCTAGTGGTTTACCTTTATGCTCGTGACGCCAAATATATTTTATAGCAGAACCTTGTAGATAATATTTAAAACCATCGCCTTGACATGACTGGATAGCATCGATGCAACCTATACCGCCTTTGTTATAGTGTGATGGAAAATTTACAGGATCGTGTTTTTTAGAAGACATAGCACCTCTCATAATTTTTTGGTTCTAATATATGTAAAGATTTTTTTGCTCGTGTTACAGCAACATAGAATAATCGGTGTAGTTCATCTGGATTAATATCATTGTTGTCAACAGCAGATTTAGTAATATCAGGAAGAATGAGTACATTGTCAGCTTCGCCTCCTTTAGCGGCATGTATTGTTGATAGAGTTATGCGTGGTGTTTGTGTAATCTTTTCGTCGTTAGCTAGCATATTTCTTATATAGTTTTCTGTGTCTACGTCCAGGCCAGCAAACGCTTTATACCAAACATTATCTGTTTGTAATCCATGTTGCTCCATACATTCTGCGATGTAGTATCCTTCTTCATTCTCGTTTAATGTTTTACCTGTCCTATAACCCTTTGTAACATTTTCTCCCAGATATGCATAGACATTTTTTATTGACGCTACAGGTAGTAAATGCTCCATTGAACGCCACTTTTCCCAAGTTTGTATGGCTAATAATAAATCTAATTTTACAGAGTTTTTAGTTTTATGTGCGTAATACCAACCCTGTAACCTGCATAAATCTTTTATGTCATCTAAAAAATAATTTGCACTTGATAACACAAGCCACTGACCTTGTGACATATCTACTTGTGTAACATCAGAATATCTTGTTAAGTCACCCATCTCTTGTCTAGGCCTATATTCTTTGTCATACCTATTAGAAACATTTCTAATAATTTTTTGTGACAACTCATGTATTGGCCCACCAGGTATCCGGTAAGACTGTTCTAGTGTGTCTATCTGATCTACTTCTTCTTTAAGAGCGATAAAAGTATCAACGTCAGCGCCAGCCCATCTAAATATAGCTTGATCGTCATCCCCAGCAATGTAGGTCTTGT